GGCGCTAAAGCAGCAACTAGTGCAGCCCATAGATCCTTTGGATCTGTTACGCCAGCCATGTAAAGTGCAATTACTGAACCAAGGACAGATCGTCCGTATGATGCCAGCATTGCCTTTGACTTATCGTTTAATAAGTTATTCATTATTCCTCCTAGGATATAATTTGTGTTAGTGTTTTATAGCCAATCCATAAACCAATAATTCCTGCGACTCCCGCAAAAACTGGTGGTGCTGGTACTGGCAATTTGAATGCTGCGAACACGACACCGCATCCAAAACCTGTTAGTACTGATAATAAAATTTCTTTCATCAGTTATATTCCTTCTTTGACCAAATTTGTTTTTTATATCCATCACCTATAAACTTACGTACAGAATAAGATATGTTTTTTACATATTTTTCATCATACTCTGCTCCCTCTGAATCCCAATTTTCTCTTTTAATAAAAATCATTTGATACATTGGAGTCCCAGCAGGTATTAATCCAGAAAAACCTTTTTTAATTACAAAAGGAACAGGTCCAGTAATTGGCCATTTATCTGTATCAATAATTGCATTGTGTGTCATAAATGGTAAATCAAACCTGTTTGCTGGATGAAAATATAGAGTACTATAACCAGTTGGAGTTTTTGGTTCCCAAAAGGTGTTCCAATGAAACTCTGTTTTATAGTATCCAGGAAAGTGTGGCATAGAGTTTGATGACCTAGTATCTTCTCTTCTAGTTGAAAGAGGTCTAATTCCACCAAGCCACCTATAGTTAATTTCTGGATCATCCTCTTCCGTATTGCAACTAATGTATACATCGCATGGAAGTTCTTGTGTATACCCAGAAGTTAATGAATCTAAAAACGGTATACATTTTTTAGCAGTCATGTCTGATCCAAGTCCATCTATAGTTGGAACTTCTATTGGCATATCTTTAAACCATTGTGGGATATATTTTTTACTTGATTGAGGTCTTGGAATACAAATTTCAGTCTCTTTATCTTTTGGTATAAAGGATACCTTGTTGTTTTTTAATTTCATTTAGTGTTGTTTTCTGGTAAAAGTGCCAAAAGTTTGTCAGAGTAGTTATCCAAACCTTTTATTCTCAGTTCATCTGAAACCTCTTTAATGGTTTGCTGAGACCTTTCAATATACTCAAAGGCCCAATCTCTTGAGTCAGATAGAAACTTTATAAAGTTTTCTTTATGTATTGTGTCGTCAGACATACTCATACCGTTATTTACTTGAGAGTTTAACTCTTCAAGTGCCCTGGTTTTTATAAAAAGTTCAGCAAGCAATAGGTTAGACTTTTTTAATTTATCAAAGGTAGCCCAATAGGATAGTCCAAAGGAAAAAGACAGGGTAGCAAAAAATATCAAAAACATCATTTCCATAATATCTATTGTACTCTATCCCTAATGGCGTGAGTTGTCCAATAGTATAAACACTTTTTGCAACAAGGCTTATTATATTCACTCTGAGTATCTTTATAAAACTCTGCGTAATAAATATAATCTTTACGATAAAGGTTGGCTCTATGGGTAATATTTACACGATTTACATGAGATGACTTACTCCAGACTGGCTTATCAGTACCCCACAGATGCCCAGAAACGACCTCCAGAGCCTCTATGTTGGCCTCATTCTTGTCTGTCTTAATACCTCTAATGCCAGCCTCTTTGATCATGGCTCTTGTATACGTGAGTAATGATTTTTCAGCATTCTTCCACATCAGTACCGCTGGGTGATTACGCCATGCACCTGAAGGGGATTGACCAGATAAAACCTTCAGTATCTGATAAGACTCTAGTATTTGTTTATTTAAACGCTTATTATCAAGAGTCTCAGCGCATTGATCAAAGTCTTTGTATGGTAAAAAGGTTTGCATTAATCATCTTCCTCAATGTCAAATAAATCTAAGTCTGATAATTGACTAAGCCTTGAAGCAAAGAATAAATTAATTGCAATAAAAATAGATATTGCTGACAGGATTAATATAATTATTTTCTTTTTCATTTTGTTACTGTTACTCCACATCTTAGACAGGCTGAATAACTTTTACCAGTAAATGGACAAGAGCCAGCGTCAACAAGGTTATGTGATTTAATTTTACAAATAAAAAACAAGCCAATCTGTTTTATCATTTTACTGCCTCTCTTGTAACTAATACAATTGCTCCGTTTATCTCTAAAGCCTTTTTTATTTTTACTACATATTGAAGGGCTGATATTTTATCATCGTGCCCCATATGTAAAAATTTTCTTTCATCTAATTTTACTGTAAGAAAGTGCTCATTGTCAATAATTTCTATACCAAATCCTTTAGGCGGTGTAATTGAGTGTACAGCCCTACGCATTTCATCTGTGTACATTAATTTCTGCCCCATTGCACCCTATCCCAAAATCTTTCATGTAAATAATATAATATAAAATTAATTATATTTGTTAGCAATGCTCCAGCAGTTGCTATTTTAACTTCTTTTGTAATTATATAAATAGAAAAAAATGTGGTGCAGATTGCAACCATTCTCCAGACTATTGATTTAACAAGAGACCTAGATTTGCTTACATTCATTGTAAGATTTCTGGCCTTTTGTTAGCAATAATTTCTGCAGAATTACCATTCCAATAAATTTTTCCATCACAAGAAATATTCATTTTTCTTTCACCATCTATAAAAGATGATTCTCCATAAACATACCCACTAATTTCAATGCTACTTGCTAGATTTTCTTCTCCATCAGCAATAATTCTCCATACTAAATCACCATCTGCAACTTTTGTATTATAGCGAATTTGAAAATGCTGATTTGGCTTAAAAAACCACTTCTTAAAACGATCAATCATCTTGTTCCCTGCCTATTATTTGTTCTTGTAAGAATGTTTTTTACCATTGTTGAAGCAGTTGTCTGAAACAAAAATGGGAAAATAGAATGTATAAAGCAAATTAATCCAGCAGCGATAAAAGTAACTACTATAAGCCATGCTTCAAACATATGTTTAAAATAATTCTCGTGAACTAATTTTAGGTGTTTCATATTCCTAGTTCCTTTCGTTTTTGAGTTGCAGAAATTGCTTGTATTTCTGGAGCAAGTTCTACCTCTTCAATTTTATAACCCACATCTCTACCATACACGATGTTTGTAATGTTTGGAAGTCTAAGCACCATGGCAGCACTCATAAAATCATCCTTAGCAATATATTCTTTTACCTGATCAAATTTAAGTGGGTCCTTTTCACTTGTATTGTATGTATTTCGGACTCCAAGTAATACTTGATTAGTTCGCTTACCCGCTTCTTTATATAAAGCGTGATGCCCTTCATGCCATGGTTGATAGCGACCAAGCATAAGTGTTGTTGGTGCAGACCAATCATGTAATTCAAACAAAGAAATAATTAAACTTGCTTTTTCGTATGAATTTTTTTCATGATCAGAAAACATAAAGTCAAATTCTTTTGGTGCTACAAACATCTTATTTGTATCTTTAAATCTGCCTTCTTTAATTGTATCCATAAAAATTAGAATATCTGGTTTACCAAATGCTTCCCTTGTCGCATCTGTTGGACAAACAAAATCTACAATTACTGGGGCAACTCCTTGGTTGGCAATAAGTCTTGCCATTTCTCCCATGCGTCGTGCCTGCTCTATGCGATCTTCTGGGGTAAATCCAAGATCAGAATTAACTGTAGCACGTACTTCATCTGCATTAAGATGAATAGCATTAATACGTTCTTTAAGGGCTTTTGCTAATTCCGTTTTTCCAGAGCCAGGTAGTCCAATTATTTGTATAATCATCATTACTCCATTGTTAGTGCTTGCCAAGTATTTGACCAGTCTTGCTTAGTTTTATGCTTATTAAATTCTCTTGAAACTTCTCCACCCTCTAAGTATACTCCACCCCAGACGCCCCACTCTTTTCCAGATATACCGTTTGCAAAACATATTTTTTTTACTGGACATTGTTTACAAAGTGCGTCAACACCTTTTCTAGATTCTTCATGATCTTCATATTTATCAAAAAATGAATTGTTTTCCATTCCCAAACATAAGGCTTCGTCTTTCCACAAATGCTGTTTCAAGATTAATCCTTATACTTATTGGGTATATCCCAACCATTACGACCAGGCTTATAGACTCTATGTAAATACCATTTATCTTTTACTCTAATACCCATTGGAGATGTTTTTGCAACTTCTGATTCTTTTAAATCAATTACATCCCAGCCACGCCACAGCAAATTCTTATTTTTATTTATAATTTTTTCCATTGTATTTAAACTTCTAATAATCATTTTATTCTCCTAATACCTAAAAAGACCAACATCAATGTTGTTTGCTTCTGCAACTAGAACCAACTTTGATTTTGATTCTTTTGGACGACTTAAAAAAGCAAAATAATTAACTTGATTTATATTTTCACTTAACCATATTGGCGCAGCATTATAAAACTTAATTTTTTTGCCTCTTGCCTTCATTCCTCGTTCTGATAAATTAGAAAACTCTGAAACAAAGTGATTTATTCTTGATGGGCCAGCAGAGTAAATAATAAAATCATTATCTCCATCTTTCATGCCAGATAAAGCAACGCTCATGGCACGAAGGAATACGTTATAGTCGTTAAATTCCTTTGTTCCCTGTACTGCTACTATCATTTGGTCCTACCCCTTGTTTTAAGTCATCAAGTATTGATAACATCTTGTCTAATTCTTTTGTTGGCATATTTTCAATATCTAATGGCTTGATTGTTTCTTCATCTACTCTGCCATTTATAGCATTTGCAGTATAAAAAACATTATTTAATATCCAATATGCACTTCCGTCTGCTATTACGACCCTTAGCATATTTTTTTGAATATGTCTTTGAGATTGCGTTATAACTTTAGGCTTATCAAACCTTTGCTTTGGAACAACATCTTTAACCATTTCATAAATAGAACTCTGCCTATATTTATTCTTGTTTAAAAATATCATTCTTCTTTTGTTTGATATTTTAATTATAGACCAATAAGACAGCAATGTCAAGCCTATAACTAATAAATATTCCATGTTATTTAGTTTTTTTAACTGGTTCTTGGCTTAAACTTAAAACCATAGAGTTGAGTTTATTAACCTCAAGTTGTAGTTTTAATGACTCTAGTTCTACGTCAGATAGTTTTTGTTTATAAAATCTTATCAGTTGAAGTAGTTCATTTTTTTCTAAATTTTCCATTACCCCCTACTTTCTTAGATCAAAGGCAGTTCCCTGCCAAACTTTTTCTAGTTTTTTCTTTTCTCTTTCTACAATTGCACGGCTCCATGAAAATCCTGCATCGCCACCCCAAGCATCCCACATAATTCTTCCATTAGATGGAAACTCTGGACCATCGTAAAAACCTTTGCCTTTTTTATCTACTTCATGACGTGAGAAAAAAGAATACATTCTTTTAACAGTGCTAAGAGACATTACTGATCCATTAACAATATCAGTTGCACGACCCCAGCCTACTGGAGTTCCCGCTCCCTTGGCTTTGCCATCTGCCTTCCATTTTAAAGCACGACGAGCAGCAGCCTTCATACCAGATGTAGGAGAGTATGTATCAGCCATGTTCTTTTACCTTGTTTTTTTCATAAGACTTACCCCAAAAAAATGAACCGATCATTAATAAGCCTATTGCTAATGAATGTAAGAAATAAAATGTATTCATTTTGATTTCTTTTTTTCTTGCTTGATAGCACGTTTTTCTTTAAGAGTCATTTTTGGCTCTTTCTTTTTATTAACATTACCCTTTTGTTCTTTATTTGCCATTACTTGCCCCCTTTTTTTCTTTTGGATATTGACCAAGATCGGCTTTAATACTGCCGTCTTTTCTTAAACGAACGATTCTTCCATTTTTTATTTGCAATGGATTAAATGCATGGTTTTTAAAAAAAGATCCTGAAGATTTTTTAGACATTATTTTTTAAACGGATTTAAATCAAATATAGATCCGCCCCATCCTTCTACTTGTTTATTAATTGGATTAGAATCAGGGAAAAGGTTTACAACCCTTTCTGGCTTGTTTACGCTTTTTGCAAAATCTTCAAACAACGATTTCTTTGTTGATCTTGAATGTCCTTTTGGAAATAAATCTAAGTCAAATGGTTTTCTTGGAAATTTTCCACGCAGTCCAGCCATAAACGCATTTACTCTACCCATTGCCCATTGTTCTGCGCTAGAAACACTGCCACGTACTGATGAAGGGTTAGTCCTATATGCTCCAATGCCACGATTATATACTTGTCTCAATGCTCCTACTGTAATCCTACTGTCGCCTTCTTTATTTTTATTATATGCATCTGCCAATTCTTGTAGTCTTGCTGAAGAAACTTTTTCAATTTCATCATCCATATCATACATTTTTTCATTATCAATTGGTTCAGAAGAAACTCTTAAAGATTTAACTGGTTTTGCAACACGTCTATCTGTCTTTGTTCTTTTACCTTTTTCATCTGTTGCATAAACTCTTATAACTGCTACAGGATTATCTGCAGACGCCTCTACCTTTTCATTTGTACCTGCAATATTTACAGTTCCAGAACGTTCAACTCTTTCTACAACTCCATGTGCAGATTCTGTTTTATCTGGTGGTTTTGGAACTCCAAATGTTACGTGATCTCCGACAGAAACTGATTTTGCTTTTTCCATATCATCTTCCATCTCGTATGTTTTTCCAACAGGAACACAATTAGGAACCATGCGTCCACCTTTTTCTTTCATACCACGTTGTTCATATCCAACCCAACATGCTTTTGCTACGTTGTCCCACTTATCCATTTCTTCATCATCTGAATGATAAGACTTCATTGTTTCTTCTGCATCCATTTCATGTTCT